ATGCAGGTATTACAGAAGCCGTACCCTGTTTAAATATCTTACCCATTACAACTTCTTCACCAGGATAAACATCAGCCACAATAGAGTCATGAACTGTGTTAATAAGTAAACTCTTTACCTTTTGTTCTTTCATTAGTTCATATATTTTTATACATGCTAAAGGTACAATGTCTGCTGTTGCAAAACCTTGTACAGGATAATTTTTTATTTGGGTACTATAACTTGATCCACCCCAAGGCATTCGTTCGGCATAAGGAAACGCATATTCTCTCCCTGTAGGTAATTTAAGTCGTTTAAGTTTAATAGCTTCAGTTTGTAATTGTTGATGCCATGCAGCTATACCTTTATATTTCTCTGCAAATTTTCTATAATATCTTTTCTCTTCTTCAGTTCCTGTTGTCCCACCATATAAAGGTTTAAAGGTATGTGCCTTTGCATCTTGTCGAGACACACCAATAATCTCTGCAGTATACTGATGCACATCTATTTTATTTCTTATATCTTCCATCCCTTGTTTATCTTGTGCTAAAAATACAGCTGTTCTAAATTCTAATTGTGCAAAGTCTACTTCAAGAATACTCCCTCCCTCAAACCTAGAGTCAATTACCTTACGAATAGGAAAGGTACCACCTCTGGGTTGATTCTGAAAATTAGGATCACGACTTGATAATCTAGCTGTTGCTGTTACTGCCTGCATGAACTTAGGGTGAAGTAAACTATTTTCATTTGTAGAAGATTTAATACCTTTAACAAAAGTATTTAAATAGGTATCAATTGCATTATGCCTAATGATAGCATCTATAAATTCCTTTAATTCTCCCTCAGCTTCACCTACAATCTTGCGTAAAGTAATCCTATCTGTTCTAAACCCTGCTTCAGCAGTATCATAAACACTTCTAGGTCTTTGATTAAACCCTGCGATCTTAGCTAACTGACTATAAGTATAACCATCACCATCACATGCAGAACATTTACTATATTTTTTAAAAGGGGTACCATCAACTTTAATTTTTCTAATTACACCTTTGCCCCTACAAGGTAAACATTGTTCAGCTGTTGTCTTATGAATAACTTCCGTATTACTTCTTACTAATTCTCTGAATCTAATTCTAGAAAATTGGGGTCGTTTCTTATTTTTATTTGTTTGTTTATCAATTCCTATATTAAATATTCTAGCCCATTCCTTTTTATCTTTAGGCTTTTTAGAATAGATTAGCCATGATAATTGTTCAGGACTTGATAGAGTAATCTTAGTATCACCCATTTTTTCATAAACAATTTTATCTATCTTCTGTCTTAAGTAAGAGAATTCTGCTCGGTATTGTTTCTCTACACTTTCTAATGTCGTAAGATTAACATGAATACCATTACGCTCCATATTCGTTAAGACTAATAAAAATTCATTCATCATTTTAATCGTACGAAGTAATCCTCTATGCTTATCTGTTTTTAAATCTTCCATCTGAGAATCAAATAACTTTCTAGTTATATCTACATCTATACGACCATATTCTTCAACAACATCTTTAGGAATATTTTCAAAGGATACACCCCTATCCATAAATTCTTTTATTCTATCATCTTTAGAGCCTATGTGCCTACGTCTACAGCACATCTCTAATGTTAAACTCTTACGAATACCACGATTTAATACATATTCCCCTATCATAGTATCATACACTCGACCTTCATATTTAAATCCTGCTTCTAATAACCAAGTTAAATCAAATTTAATATTATGTCCTATCAGTAATGTGGTTTGATCTAGTATAGCTTGTATCTTATAATAACAACCTTCATCAATTCTTTCACTGTGGTTGGTAAAGTAATACTCATCATTAATTCCTACACTTACCAGTATATTTTTAGGATTAAAGGGTAATGGATCCATACCACCTTGTCCTGTCTTTTGATAGGAAGTTTCTACGTCTATTGTTGATATCATATTTTTAAATCCACTATTAAAAGTTTAATTCCTAATTGTTTCTGCTTCTTAGTAAGACATCTATTAATTTTATAATTATTTTTTTTTCTAAAAGATTTAGTTTTTATATCAAGTAATTTAATCTTACCATTAGGATGAACAGCAACTAAATCAAATAAACATTGTGGGCTACATGATTTAGCAACCATATATCCTTTTTTTATTAAGTTAATAATTGCCTGATGTTCAGATATTGTTCCTATTTCAGCTTTACTAAGTTTAGTCATCATACCTACTTATATATCTGTCAATAACAACAGATGGATCTCCATGCCACCCTGTAATTTTATTCTTACTTACATTTAATATTCGTGCAGTATTAGTTGGATCGGTCATTGTATTACTTCCAATACCAATAATCAAATCAGCTTCAGCAGCCTTACCTGTTTTAGAATTTTCCATCATATCAAATGATATACTATTTCTATTGTGTGCATCGGCTGATGCCTGTGATATAGCAATGACAACACAATCTCTTCTCTTTGCTATCTCTCTTGCACTAGTATACACTGCCCTTAACTTTTCATCTGTTCTTGCGTATGTACCTGATACATTAATCTTATCTAACTGATCTATAATAATAATATCAGGTTTATATTTTTCACAATGACTATCAATATCTTGAATTGTCCAATCAACCGTATCAATCATTTTAATATTATCTTTTATCTTCTTCCACTCTTCATGAGTCTTTGCTTTATCTTCTATAATTTGTTCCTTATTAAGTCCAGTAAAACAACTGATGGCTCTCATTTGTGTACGAACTGCAGGTTCCTCATTAATAAACGCATGTATCTTTGCACCTTGTTCGGCAAAACCTTTGGGTCCAGCTACAAGGCTAACCCAAAAAGCTGTCTTTCCTACTTCAGGTCTTGCAAATACAATCACTAAATTTCCTGGTCCAACACCACTGATGTTTTCTTGTAATCTCATTAGATTAAATTTCCATTTACTTGTCACGTTTAACTCATCAATCAATTCTTCGATGTTATCAGTAACGGCATCTAACTTTTCAGTAGGTAATCCTTTTTTATGTTCCTCAATAATTTTATTAATGATAGTAAAGTCAGCAGGTTTACCATTAAATATTTCAGTAGCTTCTATCGCTATACGTTGAGCCACATCTCTTTCTGCCATGATATTAACAATATCTTTAGCAATCGCTTCCGATGGCTCTGTTGTTTCTTTAATGTCTTCAATGAGTTCACTGAATTGTTCTTTGGCTGCACGAGTAAGTGCTGGATTATAGACTCCTGTATGCAGTGTATACAATTCATCAACACTTAAATCGGCATTGTACTTTTCATGTGCCTTTTGTATAGTTTCAAACAAAGCACCGAAGCTACCTTGAAATACATTCCTAGATATCTGTCCTTTATATTGAACATAAAATTTCTTATTCAACATTAACTTAAGTATTTGTTTTTCTATCATTACATTCCTGCCTTTCTTATTCTATTAACTTTATCTTCAACCTCATGGGCTAACCTTCTATTGTCCTGCCTCAACTCACATATTTCTTTTTTAAGTGCTATCATTTCTGGTGAGTTCATACCTGTAGCTTTAATCAATGCTGTTTCTGTTTCAGCAGCATTCACTCTATCTTTAAGTTCTTTAATTTCTTTTTCATATTTAATAATTTTATTCATCATTTTAGAATCTGAATCTTTTAATAATTGTTCATACTCTTCAATCACACGAGTTAAATCTGCTGGACCACGATCATCTTTATATTTAATATCTTCTTCTCTTGGAACATAAACCATTCCTGTTTGGTAGTAATTTTCTTCATCATCATCCATAAAACATCTCCTTTATTTCTTCTGTATTAAAATATTTTAAATCATCTGTTAGTGTTTTAACATGAACATTTTCAAAACCCCCAAGCCTTAACTCACTCGCTATATCAAATGATTTTGTTGTTGCATCCCTGTCTAATGCCACATATAAATTTTTATATGGACTTAAAAATTTTTTATGGGATTGTTTTAATGACGTACCCATAATAGAAATACCTGTAAGAATATTGGATACAGCACAAGCAGAGGCACAGTCCTCTACAATAACTGCATCATCGCATATACCACATTTAAATGGTACATCTTTATTACCATACATATACCATTTAGGATAGGTAGCAGAGTGTAATGCCCTACCTACTGCTCCTACATATTCATGTGCCTTATGTTCATTCTTAATTAAGAACACAATTCGATCTTGTTTCACATCATATTTAATATCGGCTCTTCCCCAAGACCATGCCTCCCAGCAATTGTTTTTATGTAAATACATCATTGCTTTTTCATTTGAATGCACTGATTTAAAACTATCAGGTATATAAAATTCTGTATTTAAATCTTCATTATTTTTTTTAAATGTTGTTGCAACATAACTCATATCTTTTTCTCCTTGCTTCTTACCTTTTGCAGTACATGATGAATGAAAACAATACCACCCTATGTTATTGTTAATAGTATCTACTGATAGAGTATTTTTATTATTACAAAAAGGACAATCCATTCTCATCTGTGTGTCAGGTGGAACGTTAAGTCCTTCGATTACTGCTAGTTGTTGTTTATAATTCAAACCCAAGATCCTAAAATATTTTCTTTTTCTTTTTTAACTTCATCAAAAATTTCTTCATAGATAATTGAAAATCTTGTATCAGAATAAAATTTATCTTGTTCTATTTCTGTTATCCCTTTATTCATATGTAGTGCCAATAAGTCTTCAATCATTTCAATGGTAGGTTCTGTATTAAAGGACATTTCAGTTGTACCTGTAATACC